AAGACGGTGTACAGTATGTAAGATTCACTCCTTTACCTAATCCATACGATTATGACTATGATTTAAAATTAATTAAAACAGAGTTTGATGTTGGTACTGGTATAGGAACTAATAGTGTAGGATTTGTTAATAAGGTTGGATCAGTTGCTGTTGCTACTACCAGTCTGACAGCAGGAGTAACGACTACTTCTATTATTTCAGGGATCGCAACTTCTTATAACTCTTTCTATGCAAGTAATCAGTTATTTAATAGAACAACAAATGAAATGAATTATGTTGACATATATGTCACTCATGATGGTACAAATACATATATGTCTCAAGCTTATGCTGATAATAGTGAGAGGGATGGATATTCTGATTTATTGTTAGGATCTTTTAGTGGAAATATTACTAGTAATATTTTCTCTTTAGATTTTGAAAATAGTTTAACTGATGAAATAGAAATTAGATCTAATATTGTTGGATTTGGTACAACTAGTGTTGGAATTGGTACATATAGATTTAAAGCAGATGGTCAACCAGATGGTTCAGAAAGATCTGCTCTTTATCAATCTGATTATAGTTACACTTCTGGAATAAGAAATGTAGTAGGTTTCAATACCACTCTCTTCAATTCAGCTAAGTCTATAGTTGAGGTTAGTATTGGATCAACAAAAGCATTACATCAAATTGTGATGAATCACAATACTACTGAGGTATATTTACAGCAAGGCCCTTATCTTTCTGTTGGAAGTATAGAGGCACTTGATACAAAACTTGGAATTGGAACTTTTGGAGGACAATATGATTCTTCCAATTTTGTGATGAAATTCTATCCTAATGCTGAGTTTGCATCAGATCATATTGAAGTATCTTCATTAAGTTTGGGTATGTACTCAAGCATGGATTCTGCTAACATATCCAATATTAATAATTTAACTTATGGGCAAGTAACTCAATCATTAGATACATTCTCATATAATGCTATTGCTGGTTCAAGAGTTAATAGAACTAGTTTCCCATTAACAGTAAATAATCTTAAAATATTTGGAAAGGACTTTAATCCTAGTGATTCTAGTACATTAAATCTTGTAACTGGAAAATTTAGTATTACAGACCATTTCTTTAGGACTGGTGAACCTCTAGTTTACAAACCAGGTTCTACATTTGTTGGTGTTGGTTCAACTGCCATGCAGTATAAGAGTGCTCAGGGAGTAGATGAATTACCTTCAACTGTTTTTGCTATTAGAGAGGATGCTGATAATTTCTATATTGCAACGACAAAAACTTTAGCAAGGGCAGGAACTGCAGTTACCTTTGTTAGTGTAGGTGAAGGAAATGCTCATGAATTTTCTATGAGTTTAGCTAATACAAAAAATATCATTACTCTTGATAATATAATCCAATCACCAATATCATATAGTCCTGTATCACATACATTACAGAATAATATTGAATCTGTTTTGGGTGGTACTGGTATTGGTACTACATCAACCACATTTTCTGTAAGTGGCATATCATCTATTGCTCTTGAAGATGTTTTAAAGATTGGTGATGAATTTGTTAAGGTTACTGATGTTGGTATGGGTACTGAGGTTTACGGTCCAATTGTTGCTGGTATTGGAACCACTACTGTTGTTACTGTGGAAAGAGGAATTCTAGGTACAGGAGTTACAGCACATTTAAACACTTCAACTGCTCAGTTATATAAAGGATCTTATAATATTGTTGGAACTAATATACACTTTATAGATCCTCCCAGAGGAAATCCCCAAATAAGTAAAACTGAGAATAATTTAGAATTCCCAAGATCAGAATTTAATGGTAGGGTATTTCTAAGGGATAATTATGATACTAACCAAATATATGATGATATTTCTCATGAATTTACTGGTATAGGTCAGACTTTCGATTTGAAAGTTGATGGATCTTCAGTTGTTGGTATGGGAACTACTGGTGGTAATGGACTTGTCATTATAAATGGAATTTATCAAAGACCAACTTCACCAAACAATCCTTTAAACAATTTCATAATTAAAGAACCAACTGGAGTATCTACAAATATTACATTTACAGGTATTAGTAGTGTAAGTCAAGATGAGATATTTATTGATCCATCTGATATTAATCAAAATCAGTTACCAAGGGGTGGAGTTATAATTTCTTTAGGTTCAACTCCAGGTTTAGGATATGCCCCTCTTGATGGAGCAATAGGTTATCTGGAAGTTGGTGCTGGTGGATCGATTACAAGTGTTGTTGGTATTGCTACGACTGGATCTTCTTTTGGAATTAGTACAGCAAGTTATAATCATGCAACTGGTAGATTAGATATAGTTACAACCGAATCAAATAATTTTGAACTTAGAATTGTAGATCAAGTTAAATTGGTAGGTTTAGAATTCACTTGTGCTACTGCTCATGCTGGAGTAACAACTACTATATTCCCTGAAGCAGCAATCGGTGCAGGGAATACTGATAAATCTTATCCTATATTTAATACTTCACCTATTCTTTATACTCATACTTTTGTAAGTGCTACTTCTAATGCTGTTAATGGATCATTACAACCAACGGCAGCAACTTATGATTCCTTGAGTGGAGATTTAGTACTAACATTTACTAGTGCTCATGGAATAAGTAATGGTGCTAATATTACAATTGCCAACAATTCAATATTATTTACATGTAGTAGAGATGAACATGCCACACAACATAGTTATCCTAGATCAACTGATCCTGCTTCTGGAACTGGACTGACTGTTTCTAATGCAACTGCAAAGACTCTTACTGTTAATGTTGGAAGTTCAAATAATGGATTACGTAGATTTACAACAAATGTAGGAATAAGTACTATACCCCATAATTATGTTGGTGGTGGTAGTGTTGTTACCTATTATGCTAATGCTACTTTTGGGTCAGGATATAGAGGATCAGTTTCTATTGGAGTAACTGATTATCCATTTACTCATAGATTTGTTAGTGCTGGTGTTGGTTCTATTACTGACAATACAACTGCAACTCATACAGTATCAGATGCTAGTTATGATGGAGGTACTGGTGATTTAGTATTAACAATTTCTTCACATGGGTTGACCGATTCTAATACAATTAAAATAGACAACAATTCTTTAGTATTTACGTGTTCAAAGGATGAATACAATAGTCATCATTCTTATCCAAGAACAACTGATCCTGTTTCTGGAATACAAACAGCAATTACTAATACAACAACAAATACACTTACGGTTAATGTTGGATCTAGTGTTGGTTCTGCTGCTACAGTTACGGCCACAGTCGGTGCTGGAGGTACTTTGGCCTTTGCAATTACTGGTCCAGGTACAAATTATGCTAATCCACAATTAGTCATTCCTGAACCCTCTTACGCAGGCTTAGAAGTTACTGGTCTTTCTAGATTAGGTGTTGGTAATACAACTGATACAGGTACTGGTTTACTCCTCAACTGTAAGGTAGCACCAATAGCATATGGTGTAGATCATAAATTTGTAAGTGCTGATGGGGGTAGTATTACGGCAACTGGTATAGGAACCACTACTGCTACTGATGCAACTTATGATCCTCTAACTGGAAATTTAGTTTTAACAATTGCAGGACATGGATTAGATACTGATAATACTATTGGTATTGATACTGGTTCTTTAGTCTTTAGATGTGCTCAAGATAATTATGCTAGTGTACATTCTTATCCTCGTGCTACTGATCCTATTGCTCTGGCTATGCCTATAAGTATTGGATCAACAACAGTTAATACAGTTACTGTTAATGTTGGAGTAGCAACTGATATTATTGGTGTTACTACTCAATTTGGAGTAACTGAATGGGAGATGGTAAGAAATGGATATGGATTTAAGCGTGGTGATGTATTCACACCAGTTGGATTAGTAACTGGTTTAGGTCTTTCTAGTCCCATAAAAACTGTTGAATTTGAAGTAATTGATACATTCCAAGATGCTTTCTCTGCATGGCAATTTGGACAACTTGACTATATGGATAGTATTAAAGACTTGCAAGGTGGTGGTAGAAGAAGATTCCAATTAAAATATGATGGAGATCTCCTAAGTTTTGAAGCTGATAATGAAAGTGGTTATAACTTTATCAATCTTGAAAATTGTTTATTGATTATTATAAATGGAGTTGTGCAACAACCAGGAGTAGCATACAAATTTAATGGAGGAACATCATTTGTATTTACAGAACCACCTTCACCTGAGGATGATGTTTCAATCTATTTCTATAGGGGATCATCACAAAATGATACTGAGTTAGTTACTACTATAAAACCACAAGTTGAACCAGGCGATGATGTTCGATTAATGGGAATATATGATAATATTGATCAAAATGAAAGAACAATATCATCACTATTTAATTCCAATACTATAGAAACTAATATCTATGGTGGTCCAGGAATTACTACAGAAGAGAAATCTTTAACTTGGTCTAAACAGAAGAAAGATAAGATAATTAATGGAAATATAATTTACAAGACTAGAAAAAGTATAGAAGCACTCATTTTCCCAACAGCAAAGGTTATTAGTGGATTCTCAACTAGTGATACTACTCAATTCTTTGTGGATAATGTAGATTTATTTGATTATGACGCACCATTCCTTAATAATGCGGCTGCATTAATTGTTGATAAGAGTACTACACCTATTGCTGCTGATTTAACAGCAAATGTTTCTACTGCTGGTACTATTACTTCTTTAACTATTGTTAGTGGTGGTTCTGGATACGTTGGATCAACAACTTCAGTTTCCGTTGGAATACCTACAGTTGGTATTGGTAGTTATATTCAAGCAAATGGTCTAGTGGGTTTTGGAACAACAGCAACAGCAACAGCAACAATAACTAATGGAACTATTACAGCAACTGATATTGTTAATCCAGGATTTGGATATACTAATACTAATGCACCATTAGTATTAGCACCATCCCCAACTTATAAGACAGAGACTATTACTGATATTAGTAGTGTTCAAGGATTTACTGGAATTGTAACTGGTATTGGTACTACTGCAGGTATAGGAACTGCTTTAGCACTTAAATTCCATTTAGATTCAACTGCAACTAATTGGTCTAATACAACTTTGAAGGCTGGTTATCCAATTTCTATTTTCAATACTTCAATCGGAACTGGAGTAACTTCACTATATGAATCAGGTAATGGTGCAGTTGGAATTGGTACAACATTCTTAGATAACATTTATAGATTAGTTTATGATCCTGCATTTACTAGTACTTTAGGAATTATTACATGTAATATTGCTTCTGAAACTGGTCTTAGTGGATTGAGTACTAGTGGAGAAAAATATTCTCCTGTAGGAGCGTTCTCTTGGGGTAGATTATATAAGAATAGTGGTTCACTTATTAGAGGAACAAATCCTATAGGAATTGCCGTTAGTAACTACACTGTAAATTCAGGTTTAACTACTTTCCCAACCATTCAAAGAAGAGATGAAGGTTGGAGAGATAGTGGAGCTATCAAGCCATCTTAAAAAACATTATAAATATCTAAAAAACTATTAATATGTCTGCTATAGTAACAGATCAATTTCGAATATTTAATGCGGGTAATTTTGTAGATTCGGTCTTATCTGATAATAATTCTTATTATGTTTTTCTAGGACTTTCTAATCCAGGTACTGATCCTGAAGTTGTTGGTTTTGGGAGAACTGATACTTGGAATAGTAGTCCTCCAGCACCGACAGATAATCTTCAATATGAAAGCCAATATAGAAGTACTTCTCTTTTTGGGAAAAAAGTTAATAGTACTAATATTAGAAGAGTTATAAGAAAGATTGATTGGAAATCTAATACTCCTTACGATATGTATAGGCAGGATTATAGTATTAGTAATATGTGTCCAGTCTCAAAAACTGGAAGATTATATGATTCAAATTATTATGTAGTTAATAGTGATTATAATGTTTATGTGTGTTTGGATAATGGATCTTTTGGTTATGAGGGAGATGGTACTGACAATTACAAACCAGGTAACTCTAAAGATGAACCTACATTTACTGATTTAGAACCAGCAGCTGCAGGATCGGCAAATGATGGATATATTTGGAAATATCTATTTTCAATTTCTCCTAGTGATATTATAAAATTTGATTCTACGGAATATATTGTTGTTCCTAATGATTGGGAAACATCAACTAATTCTCAAATTCAAAAAGTTAGAGAAGCTGGTGATTCTACAATTAATTTTAACCAAATTAAAACTGTTTATATTGCAGATGGTGGTAGGGATTATATAAATCGAACTACCACAGTTGATATATTGGGAGATGGAACAGGAGCAAAAGCTTCGGTTACTGCTTCTAATGGAGCTATTACTTCAGTAGTCATGACTGCTGGAGGAACTGGATATACATATGGAATGGTTGATTTAACAGACTTTAGACCTACAGATTTTATTCCTGCTGATGCTGCACGATTAATAGTTATCATACCCCCTTCTAGAGGTCATGGTTATGACATCTATAAAGAATTGGGAGCTGATAGAGTATTAGTTTATGCTAGATTTGATGATTCTACTAAAGACTTCCCAACTGATGCAAAATTTGCTCAAGTAGGAATTATTAAAAATCCATCAACATCAACAGCTATTGGAGTGACATTTACTGGAACTGAATATTCTTCTTTAGGTGCAGTTAAATTTGATCCTGATAATTTTACAGATAGTGCTTCTATTGTAATAGGTACTAAGATAACTCAGACTAAAACAAATGGTGACGTTGCAAAAGCATATGTTGCTTCTTATGATAGTGATACTGGAGTTCTGAAATATTATCAAGATAGATCTTTATATTATAACTCAACTACATCTAATCAAACAGATTATGTTGGTGTTGGTAGTGATGCTCAAGTGATATCATTTGAAACAGGAACTAAAGCTATTAATTTTGCTGGTGGAAGTCCTGGTGAAGAGCAAATAGAAGATTTTAGTGGTATTACTACAACAGTAGGAACTAAAGAAATAAATCTAGGAGTTAGCTTTACACAAGGTCTTGCTGATCCTGAGATAAATAAAACAACTGGTGATGTCATTTACATTGACAATCGAAAGATAGTCACACGTGATGATAGACAAAAAGAAGACATTAAGATCATCCTGGAATTTTAAAGTAACATGGCACAG